ATCAGTAACATCAGCTGACGTAACATGCTTGATATAATAGCCATCCATAGGACTGCGCCCAGGATCACACTCTACAGGAGCCAACATAGAAACACTAGGCTTACAGCTGACCGCGAACTTGGAGTTTAACAAACCCTCCATAGTTTTATATGCATCTTCCGCGGGATCATAATTTACCGTAATAGCGACAACACCGCTATTATTATAGTCCGTGGACGTGCTGCGATATCCAATCACCATCCCCCTGACCTTGTACCTCTGGTACTTCTTGGCGACATTAGCCAACCAAGGAAAAGTACCAAAGTTACTAGGGTCAATGGGAAGGACCGTCGAATTAAACGCGGCACCATTTTCCGGGACCGAGAGATTCATCACGAACTCGCAGTGTTTAATGCGTGTGTCAGCACCCTGGTTTCTAAACACAGGCACCTGGTCGGCCATCTCTCCAACCAAAGTCTGGTTAATCAAGGAGTTGTGAGACACCCTGTAATCACCATACCCGGTTATCGTCGACATAGCCTTCCCAGCTGCCGCTCCAAGAGGTCCGCCAATCTTACCGCCCACCGACGCAAACGTTCCCTTAGGAATCCTGCTAAGCAGGCTATCGAGCTTGCCGGCGAGTCCGGCATTTGATGTTGCTTTTGCCGGTTGGTTATTTTGCTTTCCGCCTCCCTTTCCATCTCCTTTCGCCATTTATAAAGGCGTTCGTATGTAATATGTGCTGAATTTGCGGGTCCCGCCCGCCCTCCAAGACACTCGAACCCGACAGGTCCGATTACTCGCGCCTGACGGCATCCCCTACGACAATTAGGGACGCGTCGGCGGCCATTGCCTCCGTGATACGGCAGGAGGCAAGGTCTTTCTTGCTTTTGGCTGTATTGAGCGCGGTGATTAGACACTCAGTGTCCAACACACCGTCCCAACTTGCATTTACAGCACAAATGCGGTCGGCGACTACCTTCACACATATGTCACGATCACTCGGATCATATGGGTAAGGACTAGATGTTTCGAGCTTGTACGTCTCGTCAGCAGTCGCCTTCTGCAGGTTCTTCGTCAGCCCATAAATGCGCTTAAGAGCCCTGCAGTACTCTCCCACTACTGGGGTGTGGGCATCGGTTACCAAATAGCCCTCGACTTTGTTGGCCAATCCGGCAGCAATGTCCTTGTTCACGACAACGGGAACTCGGGCAAGTGCGCGGGTTGGCTCACAGATCGAGGTGAGACTATGTTCAGGATTCACGTATACACGCGACAGCATCACAACGGGTTCACCCTTGGCCGTTGGTTCAGCAACTTTGATGATCATGCCCAAGTCACTGGCCGCGGTTTTCAGGTCGAACCGCGCGTTGGCGAGTCCGTCGTCACCAAAGATGACGCCGATGGACTCAAACGCTGCCGCTGGAGTCAGACCAGCGTTGCGTGCTGCGGCGTATTGTGTGAACGCGCCAGACCAGCAGTTGCAATCGGTGGTGTCTGATTTGCCGCTCAAATTCATGGACCCGGATGCGAATTTCATGCGCTTTCCGAGCTCAGTGAAAAGAGGCAGCTTGATCACGCGGTTAGTGTTGCGAGAAAGAGCTGCGTCAATTGCGGCGTGATGTTCCTTCGAGTAAGCCGATCGAACGTGGTGGCCATATTGTGCGACGTTGAAGGGCCCATGTGTCCCGTCCATCTTGCTGAAATCCGTGTCGCAAGTGGGACCATCGACTGATCTTACGAAGTTGGTCACCGCCTTAGCGGTGTACTCCGGTGTTAAGCCGACGATGTACGGGGTTTTGACACATGGGTCACCATCAATCCTCTTTATGGCATTAGCCTTGTGCCAATCCTTAAGCGGGAAGGTGAAACGCGCAACCGAGATGAGTGTCTCGACCTCAACCGGAAAAATTAACCGGGAGGGAGCTTTCTTCTTCAGCGCGCCTTCAGTGACTTCCTTTTTCAAGAAAGCCATGACAGCTTCAAGCTTTTCGGGTAGGAGGCGCAGCTCGTTGGCCAGGTACCGACGGGTTTTGGTCGGCGTGTTGGCGAGACGAGTGATTGCCTCCTGACGAGTGAGTGGAGTGAGCTTTTGCTCAGTTGCTGGGAACATCAACGAGTTGAATTCTTTCGCATAATCCACATACTTGTCGGGCACTTTGGCCACGTTCTTCACATCCTCGACACGCTCTTTCACGGCAGCTGCGGCATTGTCTGCATGTGCAGTCGCCGCGGCGGCAGGGGT